GTGATCTACTATTCGGAACAGCTATTTAGTTCTAATCGACTGGAATTCTTTGAAGTAATTGCAAATGCAGTGAAGTGTGTAGGTGCAGTTAGCGAATTTTTCATACATGAAACGAATGTTTGTGACGATGTTACAATTATATCTAGCGAACAGGTTTCAGTGAGTGTTTATGCACTTGATTGTAAAGAGCTACATTTGGTTGGTGATTTTAAAAATGTTGGATTGGGTTTTAGGTGTAATATAGGAACACTATATTTTAATGCTAAAGGTAATGGATTGCGAAGCGTAGATATAGATTTACAAAACTCAAAAATATATAATCAGCTACAAATAGCCAGTGCTACAGATAATAAACTCACACAGTTCATCATTAAAAATGCCAGTTTTTCGTCAATAAAAAGCTTGGTATTCCACCAGTCTCTTCTAAGTTGTTTCGTGATCTCCAATTGTGATTTAACTAATACAGAAGTAAGTTTCATAAATTGTAAATTAGACGATTTATTAACTGAAGGCGTAAGCTGGCCTTTTGATATTGAAGTGAGTCATCGTAACTATAGAAAAGATCCCTCATTAGAATCCGAGCAAAAGCAATCAGTTTACAGACAGTTGAAGAGTCTCAGTCAAAAAAATAAAGATGTTGATAATTTTTATTTCTTTAGAAGGAAGGAATATGATGTAACACTATCTATTTTAAGTAGTAAGCTAACTCTTTTTTTAACTTATTTCACTACGATTATCTTTGACTTAGTTGGCTTAGGAGAAGAGCGATCTTTACCTGTAATAGAAAAGATGGGCCATAAAAATAAATTATCCGGATTTATTAGTGTGTTATCTAGTTGGATGGTTCTAAAAATATCATCTTTAGTATCTGTTCATGGAACAAGTCTGTTTAGACCTATTGCTATTCTAGTTTGTGGAGTTCCATTGTTATTGATTATCTTCGGTTATTATGAGTCGCTAAGTCAGTTGTTGGCTATGAGCGCATATATGATTGACCCTACCCATAAGTTAGAAGTCTCTATCATGGGCGAAGAAATAATTATAAACCCAATTCACAGTTTGTTTTTTAAGGTGTTTTCATCATCATTATTGTTTAAAATTATATTGGTGTTTCGTAAATACAGCTTACCAGTCTAGTTATATTCACATATAGACTCTACCGATATGGACAGTAACCTATAATAAATATCGCCGTTCTTTTCAATCTCTACCATGGGGCATATCTGAATCTCTCAGGAATGTCCCATGTCCACCTCTTCCAACCTGAAACTCGCCCTGGAGCTGGCAGCCAAGGTCAACGGCCGCGAGGATCTGGCGGTGTTGACTGGACGATCTGCGGGGGAGGTCATCCTGCTAACGGTGCCCCGCGCCAGCCTGGCCCCCAAGAAGGCGGTGGACTTCCTGAGCGACAAGCCCATCGAGATCGAGCTGGAAGGGGAATTGCTGGCCCTGGACGGTGAGACTGCACCTTTCTACGTGGACCGGCCAGAGACTGTGTAAGGGCTGGATAGCAGAACGGCGGGGAAGACCCGCCGTTTTGTTATTTGCAGAGGACGTCGGATTACGTCAAATGGCTTACCGAACTTACAGCTATAAACATCAACCATTACGAATATAGGATACCGCTCTCTTGACTGTCCATACTAGTAAGGAGCCCATTAAAAATATAATTAAGAACATCGGAGTTCCAATGGCATAGTCGATAATTATTCTATTTCTTTGTCTTGAAATTTCATCGTCTATGTTTGCTTTAAGCTCAGATAGTATCCTTGAACCCTCAACTCCTACTGTGAATTTAACTTGTGCGGTACCGTTAGGTATGCTGCATAAACCTGCAGTGTAGGTATCACCAATATTATTGAAAGTTAGCTCGTTGCACCCGAGGGGATTAAGTTCTGTCATATTCTTGTATCCAAATTGTATGGATATTTTCTTTCCCGCCATCTTTCGTAGTTGTTCTATAGGTGAACTTGGGCCTCCATCAGTGCCCAAATAAGGGGCCACAGATACAATATGGACGCCAGGAATGGATCGTGGAGAGCCTGATACAAAGGCATAGGGGAACGAATTACTTTCGTATGGACTAGTGTTAATATTAAACCATATGGGGTGCTGGCTTTTAATTTCTTCATGCCATGGCTTCCCCAAGCCATCAGTCGTGCGACATTTTTCACTGAGGTACTCAGGATTACCGCATAGGATTGCAATATAATTGTGCGGGCGAATTACTGCCCTTGTAAAGATCCCTCCCGCTATAAGTAGGGGTAAGGTTATGACGATCAATAGTCGTCGATATTGTGCCGCTGTCATTAACATTCCCTTTGGCAAACAGGCGCGATGATCACAGCATAATTGAAGATATAAGATGTGCATGTGACATATCTCAGTAATTCACCATAAATCCAGCCATTCACCCACACCTTTACCATGGGGCATATCTGAATCTCTCAGGAATGCCCCATGTCCACCTCTTCCACCCTCAAACTCGCGCTAGAGCTGGCGGCCAAGGTCACCGGCCGTGAGGACTTGGCCGCGCTGGCGGGGCAGGTGCAGGAGCTGGGCCCGATTTCTGACGAGACGGCCGCCGAGACCGAGCGCTTGGCGCAGACGCTAGAAACCCTGACTCAGCAGCAGGAGCTGATCGCTCAGTTCGAGGCCAGCGGCCGTGCCCTGTCCCAGCTCGAACTGGCCACCATACTCTCCCGGGATAAGTTGGCCGAATTGCGCCGCGAGCAGCAGGGGGCGGCGGGTAGCGCTCGCCAGCTTACCGACCAGGAGCGACTGCTGGCTTCCGAGGTCAAGCAGCTGGAGCGCCAGCTGATTGCCCAGCACAGCGAAGTTGGCCGCCTGCGTGGGGGCCTATCCCAAGCTGGGATCGATACCCGCAACCTTGCCCAGGAACAGAACAGACTGCAGCGCGAACTGCGCGAGAGCGCGGCCCAAACCGAACGGCTGGGGCGTTCCCTGGTGCAGGGAGCGCAAGGCGCTGGCGGCTTCCAGGGAGCCATCGGTAGCCTGACCGGCCGCCTGGTGGCGATGGCCGGTACCTGGTTCGGGATCCAGACCCTCACCACCCAACTGATGGCCATGTTCCAAACCGGCGATCAGGCCGAGCGGCTCAATGTGCAGCTCAAGGCGGTGATGGGGTCGATTGCCGGTGGCAAAGAGGCGTCTGCCTGGATCCAGGACTTCGCCAAGAACACCCCGCTGCAGCTCGACGAGGTGACCCAGGTCTTCGTGCGCCTCAAGGCCTTTGGCATCGACCCCATGAATGGCGCCATGCAGGGCATCGTCGATCAGGCTTACAAGCTGGGCGGCGGATTTGAGGAAGTGCAGGGCATCTCCCTGGCCCTCGGCCAGGCCTGGGCCAAGCAGAAGCTGCAGGGTGAAGAGATCCTGCAGCTTATCGAACGCGGGGTGCCGGTGTGGCAACTGCTGGAGCAGGTCACCGGCAAGAACACCGCCGAGCTGCAGAAGCTCTCGGAAGCGGGCAAGCTCGGCCGGGACACTATCCAGGCGCTAATGAACGAGATCGCAGCCCAGTCGAGCGGAGCTGCGGCCAACAACATGAGCCTGCTCTCGGGGCTTATCTCCAACGCCCAGGACAACCTGGCCAAGTTCTACCGCATGGTGGCGGAGAACGGGGCGCTGACCTGGCTCAAGAACCAGCTGGCCAGCCTCAACCGTGAATTCGACCAGATGGCCCAGGATGGCCGCCTGCAGGCGTGGGCCCAGCGCCTCTCCGACGGTATCGTCGGGCTTGGGGAGTCCATCAAGGGCTTCATCCAGACAGTCTATGCCTGGCGCGATGCCCTGCTGGTGATGGCGCAGGCCTGGTATGGCCTGAAAATCGCGGGCTGGATTGCCGATCTGCGCGGCCTCTATGGCCAGTTCATCGCCCTGCCGGCGGCGACGGCCACGGCGGCGGGGGGCATGACCACGGCAGGGACGGCGGCCGCCGCCGCCTCTATCGGGGTGCAAGCCCTTGGGATGGCGATCAAGGGGTTGCTGGCTGCCGTCACTGTCGAGTCGATATTCCAGATCATCCGCCTGGCCACCGCCCTCAAGGAGTGGATGCAGGCCGAGCTGGCGCTGCGAGAATCCCAGGCGCTGCGTGCGCAGACCCAGGCCCAGCTCAATGGCCAACTGGCGGCGCTCTCGGCTCAGCTGGGCATTGCGATCACCAGTGTGGAAGACATGGACAGGGCCGTGGCCGAGGGCAAGATCCATTACGACGAGGCGACCGGCAGTTGGCGAGCGGGCGCCGCCGCCGTTCAGGCGCTCGGTACCGAGGCCAAGCAGACCCGCGACTACCTGGATGAGATCAACGCCGTCGCCAGGAAAACGGCGGCAGAGCTCCCCACCACGCTGGGCAAGGCAGCCCAGACCCTGGGGCTGGACTTCGAGCGGGCCAATGGCCGTATTGGTGAGAGCTTCAAGGAGACCCTCGGCGCCCTGGATACCCTGGTGCAGCACAGCGGCTCCAGTTCGGCGGCCTGTGAGGAGTACCTGGCGGCCGCATTCAACCAGGCGAAGAACAAGGCCGAGATCGATGCGGTGATCGAGCGTATGCAGGCGATGGCCAAGCAGGGCCAGCTCACCGGGGATGGCATCACCCGCTCGATGGCCATCGCTGCCGACGCCATGAGCAAGGTGAAGGGGGGCAGCGGCGATGCCAAACAGGCGGTGGCGGCGATCGGCGATGGCTTCGACACGGCCGCCGCCAAGGCCAAGAGTGCCACCGATGCCATGCGATCCAACCTTCGCGGCGTACAGAAAGAGGCAGAGCAGACCGGTAATGCCGTGGCCTCGGCAGGTGGTGGGGGCGGTGCCGGTGGGGGCCGAGGGGACGTTACCCGCACCGTGGGCGCCGGCTCGTTCTTCTACAAGACCGTGGACATCAACAACCTGCGCGGCAATGCCGATGCCCTGGCCAACACCCTCGCCGGCGTGGAAGAGGAGCTGGCCCGCTACAGCCAGAAGGTCAGGGACATCCCTGCCTATAGCGAGTGGAGCAAGTGGTACGCAGAGAAGTTCCAGAAGGAGATGGAGGCCATGCGCACCAAGCTCCAGCAGGAACTGAGCAAAGCCCAGGCCAAGGAAGCAGAGAAAGCGCAGACCACCACCTCGGCTGCCAGTCAAGCCGGGCCATCTTCCCAAACCTCGTTCAGCCAGGGGCAGCCCCAGCGGATCATCATCGAGCTGAGATCAGGCTCCGCCCGGGCCGAAGTTCAGGCCGATGAGGCCAATGCTGCCGCCTTTATCAACCTCCTTAAACAGCAAGGATTGCGCTCATGAACGTCACCTTAAACGGGCTGCTCCTGCCCGATGATCTCGTTTGGCGCGACGAGTTCGATTGGTCGCCCGTCGAGCAGGTTGTCACGCCGACGCTCTCTGGCGCTCTCCTGGTCGAGGAAACGGCCACGCCGGAGGGGCGCCCCATCACCCTGGTGGGCCATGCCCCCCGCGCCACGGTGCTCTTGCTTAAAGCGCTGGAGGCCCAGGTGGCCCAGCTGATGACCCTCACTTTGCTCAATGGGCAGCAGCGGGAGGTGTTCTGGCGTCGGCCCGGCATCGTGGCCACCCCTCTGATCGAGATGGCTGACCCCGAAGCGGGTGAACCCTATGCCCTGACTCTTAACTTCACCGAGGTGATCCGATGACCATTCATTCCGGCGACATCAAACTGATGGCCAGTCAGCGGTTGACTGACACCACGGACGGCGGCGGCCGCATCACCGGTCAGGAGATCGTGAGCGGCGAGCACAATGGCCTGTTTCAGGACATCAGCGATCTCGACCGCACTTATGGGGTGGTCAGCATGCGCAAGGCGTTTCTGGCGGTGCAGACGGATGACACGGACACCTATCGGGGTGCCCATATCATCGTGCAGGTGCCCCCGGCTGACCCGAACGTGGGGCTATGCCTCATCAACACCCGGGATCATCACGACACCCGCGCCAATGCCCGCGACGTGCTGGAGCGCTATCTGGCCCGTGGTCCCAAGTGGCGCGGCTTCCTGTACGACACCCAGCTCGAAGGCCAGCGGGCGATCCGCTTCTTCCAGCGCGTCGAAGTGCGCCTGCCGGAAGTGGGGGAGACCCTGGTGCTGGTCGGCAACGAGGGCAAGGCGGGGGAGTTCGAGCAGTACGTGCGGGTGCTGGAAGTCACCCAGCAGCTGGCCAAGTTCCAGGTGCCCAACGTGCCCGAGTTCACCCGCAACGTGGTGACCTGCAAGCTGGCTGACCCGCTGCGCTACACCTTCGAGGGGGAGCAGCCGACCCCCTACGATGTGGTGACCAACATCAAAACCGCCCTGCGGGAAACCGTGGTGGCCGATGCCGCCAACTACTTCGCCACCACCAAGCTGGCGGAGGCGGTGAACCTGGGCGCCATGCAGGTGCGGGCCAAGACGATTTTTACCCAGATCGTGCCGTCTGCCCGCACCGAGACCCCGGCGGTGGATCTGACGGCGGCTGGCGAGATGGCCAGCCTGGTGGATTCTGGCAAGGGGCTGGTCAGCTTCTCGACCGTGGTCAGCATTGCCCCCAGCCGGGGCCTGTTCCTCGGCACAGGCGTGAAACCCGGTACCCTGACCATCACCATCGGTGCGGCCGTCATCACCGACAAGGGGGGCGAGCTGGTTGTCGCCGGGTTCGTGGTGGGTGCCATCGACTATGGCCGTGGTCAGCTGGAGTTCAATGCCCAGTGCCCGAACTACGGGGCCGCCAGCAAAACCATCAGCTTCTGGCCAGCGTCTCGCCCGTCCCGTATCGCTGACACGGCCAGGATCGACATCAAGGCCAACAACCGGGGCTATGCCTACACCATCACCCTGCTGCCGACCCCGGCACCGGGCACCCTCACGGTGTCGTTTATGGCGCAGGGGAAATGGTACGACTTGAAGGACAACGGGCGCGGCGAGCTGTTCGGCGCGGATCGCTCGTTCGGCACCGGGATCGTCAACCTGGCCACCGGGTCGGTCATGCTGACCCTGGGGGCGCTGCCGGACGTGGACACCGCGATCCTGTTCAGCTGGGCGACCCCGGTCAACTACACCAACCGCAGCAACCAGCCCATCAGCATCAGCAAATCGGCATGGCAACTGCCCCACACCGGGATCACCCCCAAGAGCGTGATCCTGACCTGGGGCAGCGGCCAAACGGCCAACGATGCGGTGGGGGACGGGCGCCTGCGCGGCGACATCACCGGCACCATCAACTATGCCGAGGGGGTGATCATCCTCGATCACATCACCCTGCCGGCGCTGGGCCAGGAGTACATCGCCCAGTACCAGTACGGTGAGCCGGTGACCGAGCGCCACGTTGAACCGGGGCGCCTGAGTACCCCCGGCCAGGTGGGGCACCTCTCCATCACCCTGGACGGGGCAGGTGGCGGGGCCACCAACCTGACCCCCGGGTCGGTGCATGTCAAATTCAACGCGCTCTATCACAAGTTCGATGTGGACGATCAGGAGCTGGTGATCCAGACCCGCGACCCGGTGATCACCCTGCTGGATGACGGCCAGGGCAACCTCAAGGACGCCAGCGGCAACACCCTGGGGGCCATCAACTACGCCGCCGGCACCCTGCATTTCATGCCGGATGGCAGTGCCCCCTTGCCCAAGCCGACCTATGCCTGGGTGACCGTGGGCACCAAATGGGTGGGCAACAACCAGGTGGCGGTGCAGCGCTGGACCATGACCGGCATCGAGTACCACAACACGGCGTACACCTTCCCCGATGGCGAGGGGGGCTGGGTCGAGGTGACCTACCGCAACAACAACAGTGCGCTGGCGCAAAACGCCACCCTGACCGCCCAGGCGCTGCGCATTGATGTCACCCCCGGGTTTGCGGAGGCCATTCTGGAAGGGTCGCTGCGCTTCACCCTGGGGGGGGCGGTCTATGTAGACCGCCAAGGCTTGCTCTACCGCAACCCGGACCCGGAGACGGGATCCGGTATCCAGGCAGGGACCATCGACTATTCGAACGGGTTGGCGGTGCTGTCTGACTGGGCGGCCGGGCAGACGGCGCAGCCGTCGCTGCAGTCCCTGGCCACCTCGTTCAGTGCCCAGTCGGTGGATGAGGTGACCTTCCGCACCCCGGGGGCGCCGGTGGCGCCGGGTAGCCTCTACATCAGCGCCAACACCGCGAGCGGGCGGCGCATTGAGGCCACGGCGGACGGGGACGGCTATTTCACCACCACCGACATGGATGGACGGGTGAACTATCAGACCGGGGTGGTGACGGTGCGCTTTGGTCGGTTCGTCACCGCTGCAGGCAACGAAAGCCAGCCCTGGTATGACGTTGACCAGGTGGGGCTGGACGGCAAGATCTGGCGCCCCATCAGCGTGGTGGCCGACACCATCCTGTTCAACTGTGTGGTGTTCAGCTATTTGCCCCTCGATGCCGACATCATCGGGCTGGATCCGGTGCGGTTGCCGTCCGATGGCCGGGTGCCCTTCATCCGCAAGGGGACCACGGTGGTGGTTCACAGTACCCGCAAGTCGGCGTTCCCGCTGGGGGTCAGTGCAGGGCAGCAGCTCAGCACCGGCCGCACCCGCCTGGCGCATGCCCATGTGGAGGACAAGAATGGCAAGGCGCTGGCGACCACCCTCTACAGCGTCAACCTGGATAGCGGCGTGGTGACCCTCGGCACCCCATTAGACCTGACCGGCTATGTCGAACCCCTCTATGCCGTGCATCGCATTGAGGACATGAGCCTGGTCAGCGACGTGGAGATCTCGGGCCGCCTGCTGCTGACCAAGGCGCTGTCCCATGCCTATGACCCGGCAGATACCTATGTCTCCAGCGCCCTCATCATCGGCGACCTGTGGGCCAGGTATACCAACCTGTTCGATCAGAAGGCGTGGACCAATGTCTGGTCTGATTACCTCATCGGAGACCAGTCCACGGCGCAATACAACGACACGGTTTACCCGATCCTGGTCACCAACCGAGGCGCCCTGCAGGAGCGCTGGGCGGTGATCTTCACCTCCAGCACCACCTTTGTGCTGGTCGGGGAGCATGTGGGCCAGATCGCGGCGGGGGATGTAAACACCGACTTGGCCCCCATCAACCCCAACAACGGCCAGCCCTATTTCCTGCTGGACAAGCGGGGCTGGGGGTCAGGCTGGGCGAGTGGCAACGTGCTGCGTTTCACCACCCAGGCAGCCGGCGCCCCCTTCTGGCCGATCCGTACCGTGTTGCAGTCGGTGGCGTCACAGGATACCGACAAGTTTGAGCTGGCCCTGCGCGGCAACATCAACACCCCATAAGGGACCAACCAGGTGGGGCAATCTGCCCCACCCCATAGGAGATCATCATGGCGTTTCCGGTGAAATGGTTTGCGAGTCAGATGCAGGGAGCCCCGAGCCTGGGGGACACCACCGCCGGGGCCCTGACGGCCCTGCTCAAGGCGGTGCTGGTGACCGGGTTCGGCAACCTCACGATCAATGCCCTGGTGTGGGATGCCGCCGAGGGGGCCGCCAAGGCCACGTTTTCCGGCGGGCACGCCTACCTCAAAGACTCGGTGATCGAGGTGAGCGGGGCGAGCCCGGCCGCCTACAACGGCGAGCATCGAGTGAAGAAGGTGAGCAGCACCGAAGTCTGGTTCGAGCTGGACGGCGGCAACCCGGGCAGTGCCGGCAGCGGCACCATGTCGATGAAGGTGGCACCCCTCGGCTGGACCCTGACCCATGAGAGTGGTGACGGCCAGGTGGCCATCTATCGCCCCACCAATGTCAGCGAGTCGGGCAACGTCTCCTTGCGCATCGACAACACCGCATTCAGCGGCTGGACCGGTGCAGCCAACGCCTATTTGGCGAAGGTGGCCATGGTCGAGGATGTGGTGGACATCAACACCTTCACCACCATTTACGAGCACCGCTGGCCTGCCACGGGGCGCTATAGCGACAAGCGTTGGGATCTTATCGGTGATCCCCAGCTGTTCTATTTTCTGCCCGCCTATGGCGCCTCGAACTACCAGCATTTCTACCTCTTCGGCTATTTGAAGTCGGTCAGGCCAGGGGATCGCTATCATGCTGTCATAGCCCATTATCCCAGCCTGCTGGCGACAGAAACTGCCAGAAACTGGGCTCAAGGCGCCGGGGCATCCAACAGCAACTATGGCAACCAGTTCCTCAACTTTGATGTGTCTCTCTATCGCAAAATGGCGCGGCCATATAGCCAACTGTTTGGCTCTGCTGACTGGTGGCTGAAAGGCATCTTTTCCCGGTTTGGCACCGGCATGAATACCCCCAACGGCCCGGATAACGGTTTTTACATGAGCACCGATCCCATCATGCTCTTTGAAACAGGGTCTAACCTGCGTGGCTTCATGCCGGGCCTGATTGTGCCCTATGGCACCATCGCGGGCTGGGATCGCAAGAATTTCGCTGACTTGCCCGCCGTGCCCGGGAAAATTGTGCGCTTTATTCAGCCGTGCTATTCGGAGACACAATCCACCGCCGGGCTGGTCACATTGGTGGCGTTTGATCTGACCGGACCGTGGAGGTAAGCATGGCCACACTCTCTGATCTCATTCAGGCCACCGCTGGTTTGCTTGCTTACTGGCCGTTGAACAGTAACGGCAATGATCTCAGTGGTAATAACCGTCATCTCACCCCGGTCGGTTCGGTGAGTTTTTTAGCCCCACCGATGACGACACAACTGGTGCCATCGGTTCTGACGCCCCCATTTAGTGGGTCACTGCGGATTGCCCAGGACAGCTTGCCGAAGATCAAGGCCGTTGAGGGGATATTCAGACTGGATGGCGAAAAAGGAAATGGCACATACAGCACCGCCATCGGTGTGAATCAGCCCCTTACAGGGAACGCGGGCCGATACATGCTGCTCTATCAAGACAACCTGGGTGTGTGCAGTTACCAGAATATGACCAACCCATCGGTGCCTGTCAGTTACCCCTCGCTGACCAACTTCTGGGAAAACCTATCAGTCGGCAACCATCACTATGTCGTGCAGCTCAATGAGGCAGGCACGGCGACCGAGGTTTACATCGACGGCGTGAAAGACTCGGCAATGACGGTGCCGTTCGATGTGTTCTCTCAAACAGCCGGCAAATACCTGACGGTGGGGGCCTATTACTACAACGCCGTAAATAACGGCTCTTGCCAGACCTGTGATGTCGCCATTTATGGTCGGCCCCTGACACAAGAGGAGATCACCGCTCGCCAGCCATTTCGCTTGGGTGACCCGGTGGTCAAGACCGCCGCGCTCAATGCCGTTCCCGCCAACCAGGAGCCCCGCAGCCAGTTCGAGCCGCAGGATGTTGAGTGGCGTGGCAGTCCAGGGGCAGTCTATGCCGGCCCCATGTCTGCCGTGCCGGTGACGGCGGCGCCGCTTTGCCAGGGGCGGGATCAGAACTGGATCCGGGATGGCGAACAGGGCGCCGAGCAGGGTTACATCGAGAGCACCGTCACCATCAACGGGGAGGGGGTGAGACGCCGGGTGCTGTGCTTTGAACAGGCGGGGAACCTCATCGGCGAGACCTACAGCCGGGAAAGCGATGGCAAGTACCGATTCGACCTGCTTTGGCTGAACCGCCGTTACATGCTGGTCGCCCAGGACGATCCGGCGTTCGGCCCGGCCGATTACAACGCCGTGGCGGCTGATTTCCAGCTCCCCACCCCCTACGCCCCCGGGGAGGGGGTCGGCCTGTCAGGAGGTTAAAATGTTCACCTACTCCGATACGTTGCGCACCGCTCGCGCCAATCTGCTGGCCACGGCCATCGACTCAGGCAGTGCTGGGCCGGCGACCCTCACCATTTACACCGGGCCACGACCCGCCCCGGGGGCCGCCGTCACCAGCCAGGTGCTGCTGGTCGCCATGCAGTTTACCCACCCCTGCGCCCAGAGCGTGACGGGCGGGGTGCTGACCCTCAAGCCGCTTGCCGAGAAGATGGTCACCGGCAACGGGGTCCAGGCGTGGGGGCGGTTGGCCAACCGCGATGGGGTCTTTATCGCAGACCTGGATGTGGGGCCACCGGGCAGCGGGGCCGACATCGAGATCCCGGCCAACGAGCTGTATGCGGGCGCCATGGTGCGCATCAACAATGCCACCTTCACCGAACCCTAACCGCTCTGCGTGAGCCAAGAGGTCAGCATGGCCAGAACCGACGCCCGCCTGGAGCTGCAGAAGGCCCGCAAGTCGTCCGCTGCCCTGGAGCTGAACCCGGCCATGGTGGTGCGCTATGTGGCCGTGCTGCAGGGCACCTGTCTGCCGCCCACCTTCGCCAGCTCCCCCGGGTTGGTGCTGCCTGCCGTCTTGCAGGGGCAGGGGCAGGCACCGCTGACAGATGTCACGATCACGCCCATCCATCCGGCTACCCTGGCCAGCACGGCCCCGGCCACGGTCACGGACATCACCGCCAGCGTGGTGATCGATGCAACGCTGACCGTGACGGCGCGGGCCGCGCTCTACCAGATTGAGGCGGGCTATGACATCAACGTGTTTCGGGGGCCGAGCCACACCAGCCAGGGGCAATGGCAGCAAGCCAAGGATGTAGTGGCCAGCGTCACCAGCCACTGGGAGCGCCCCGGGGTGGCCCAGGCGCACCATCAGCAGTCCTGGCAAGAGGGCACGGCGCTGGAGAGCACTCTGGTAGGTGTCGCGGCTCAGATGCCGCGCTGCGATAACCTGGTGCAGGACCGCTTTGAAGAAGGCCCGGCACTGGGCACGACCCACGGCACCGGCTTTACCAGCCTGCCGCGCTGCGATGTCACTCCGCGCTCGCCGTGGCGTGAGGCCACCAGGGCGGGGTGCTGGCAGGTGAGCGGTTATCGTGACCTGCCGCGCCTGGACAACGAGTGGCAGGGCGGCTGGGCCCAGGGTATCGGGCTGGGGTTCACCCTGACCGGCCAGCGCTGGCAGTGGGGTCTGCCCCTTCGCAAAAGCTGGCGGGATGGGTGGGACGAGGCGATACAGCCCCCCTGGGGCATCACGCCGCCCCCCAAGCCCCCCATCACCCCGGAGCGCCCGGACAAGCGCAGCCGCAAGCTGGCGTTCGGCCGCCCCCGGGGGGACGCCTCCCTGGAGTTTGTCTGGTTCGGGCAAGCCCACATCGTTATTCCAACCCGGAGGGTTTACCTGGTGAGCAACGCAGCACAGATAGTGCGAGTCAGGGACGGGCTCGACATTCCCGCCACCTCGCTGAGCATCGAGCTCGACACCGACTCCTGGGCCTGGCAGTTCACGGCCCAGATCCCCCGCATCGCGGCAGCCGAGATGACGGACGAGGAGGAGGTAAGCATCTTCGTCAACGGCCAGCAGTGGGATTGCGTGTGCGATGGTTGGCAGTCAAGCCAGAGCTTTGCCCGAGAGTCGGCGACCCTCACCGGGCGCTCTCGCACGGCCTATTTGTCACCGACCCATGTCTTACCCCAGGCAGTGAGCGAGATCGGGGCGGCGACCATGGCCCAGCTCGCAGAGGCGCTGCTGCCGTTCGGCTGGACCCTGGACTGGCAGGCGCCGGATTGGCTGGTACCAGGCGGATTTTTCAGCCTGGACAGTCAGACACCCATCGAGGCGATCAAGTACCTGGCCGAGGCAGCAGGTGGGTTCGTGTTGCCGCACCAGCGCGATCGGCACCTGGTCATCAAGCCACGCTATCCGACCGTACCCTGGCAGCTCGACGGGGCGCTGGCAGACGTGGCCATCCCCCGCGCCATCATCACGACGCTGGGCAGCGACTTCCAGCCGGGGCAGGCGGCGAACGGCATCTATGTGAGCGGTGGCCATCAGGGCATCAATGCCCGGGTGCTGCGCCAAGGCACGGCGGGGGAGCGGCAGGCTCCGGCCATCACCCACCCGCTGGTGTGCGATGTGGTGGCAGCTCGCGCCCAAGGTGTGGTGGGGCTGGCCAAGACCATGCCGAGGCGCACCCAGACCATCGAACTGCCGCTCTCAAGCGACACAGGGCTCATCCTGCCCGGGGCGTTGCTGGCGGTCGATTGCTGGAAGGGCTTTAACCGAGGGGTCAGGGTCGCGGCTGGAATGCAGGGCCGAGCCATGACGGTGCGCCAGCAACTGAGTGTGGAGCGATTTGTATGAACCTGTTCAAGCAGTTCCAGGCGCTGATACCCGGTGCCGACCCGCTGCTGGTCGGTACCGTCACCGCAACGACTGGCACCAGCACCACGCTGGAGACCCCGGGCGGGGGCGTGGTGATCGTGCGAGGGGGAGGGGTGACCATCGGCCAGAAGGCGTTTTATCAGGGAGGCGCCATCATTGGGCCCGCGCCTGATTTACCAACCTATGAAATCGAGGTTTAA